GAAGTAGGTCAGATACTACAACTACTCAAGGAATACGATGGACGACCCAATACTGACGATTAGAAACAAAGGCGTTCAGATTCTACTGAACCGCATGGAGTCTAACCCCGAAGAGTTTACGGCTAGACCTAACAGAACATTGATGGCAGAAAACAGGTGGGAGTGGGTTATTGATAAGGTGATAAACCGAATCGACAACAACCACAAGAACACCGACAACTACCGAATGCAATTACGCTTTCTCACTAACGAGGAAGTGGAAGCCCTGTACGACAAGTATATGTCTATCCAAGGTGAGGCGTTTACAAAAGCCATCATGCAAGAACTACTTGAAGAGGCTAACGAAAGAGAGCAAGAGGCTAACATTGTTAGGTCTGCTCCGATGATGGTCGCCAATTCTCCTCGCGTCCGATGATAGTGACCAAAAAGAGTGGTACTCAACAACAAGGCGGTGCAAGCACATGCAAATTTTAACGATAGATTTTGAAACTTTTTACGACCGGGACTTTTCCCTGTCAAAAATGACTACGGAGGAGTACATCCGTTCAGAGCAGTTTGAAACGATTGGTGTGGCTGTCAAGGTTGGTGACGGAAAGACAGAGTGGTTTAGTGGTACTCACCAAGACACACTGGAATTCTTGTGGAAATTTGACTGGGAGAACTCAATTGCGCTTGCACACAATGCTATGTTCGATATGGCAATCCTCAATTGGCGCTTTGGCATCTCTCCTAAAAAGATTGCTGATACTTTATCTATGGCCCGGGCGATACACGGAACCGAAGTCGGAGGAAGCCTTGCCGCACTGGCGTCACATTATCAACTCGGAACAAAAGGAACGGAGGTAGTCAATGCGCTGGGCAAAAGACGAATTGATTTTTCTCCTGAAGATATGTCCCGGTACGGTGATTACTGTATTAACGATGTCAATCTTACTTACGATCTTTTTGGTTGTCTTGTTGCTGACTTTCCCGTAAGCGAACTTAATCTGATTGACCTTACGATACGGATGTTCACCGAACCCGTACTGGAACTCGACAAAAACATTTTGAAAGGGCACTTGCGTGAAGTGCAAGACTCCAAGGCTCGGCTCATGGAGGGTATTGACGAGAACCGCGATGTGCTGATGAGCAACCCACAGTTTGCTGAACTGTTACGCAAGCAGGGCGTTGAACCCCCCATCAAGATTAGTCCCCTTACAAACAAAGAAACCTACGCTTTCTCCAAGACTGACGAGGAGTTCAAGGCGTTACTAGAGCATGAAAACGAGGCGGTGCAAGCCCTTGTTGCGGCTCGGTTGGGAGTCAAGTCAACCATCGAAGAGACACGCACCCAACGATTTATTGAGATTGCGGATCGGGGTTTACTACCCATCCCCCTACGCTACTATGCGGCACACACGGGGCGTTGGGGTGGTGATGACAAGGTCAACATGCAGAACCTTCCTCGGACCTCTCCGCTTAAACGTGCCATCCTCGCACCGAAGAACTACAAGATAATTGACTCCGACTCCTCACAAATTGAAGCCCGTACGCTGGCATGGCTGGCAGAGCAGAACGACTTGGTCGATGCTTTCGACAAAGGTGAGGACGTTTACAGGATTATGGCTTCTGCCATCTACGGCAAAGACATAGATCAGATTAACAAAGATGAGCGGTTTGTAGGCAAGACAACAATTCTCGGTGCGGGATACGGCATGGGGCCTGCTAAGTTTCGTACTCAGTTAAAAGTCTTTGGCGTTGACCTTTCGGAAGATGAGTGCAAACGCATCATCTCGGTGTATCGAGAGACTTACCCCCGCATCCCACTGTTGTGGAAAGAAGCAAGCAATGCGTTGCTAGCCATAGCAAACGAGCAGACCGCCCCACTGGGAAGAGCAGGAGTGCTTGCTGTGGAGGGGAGCAAAGGTATTAAGTTGCCTAACGGGCTATACGTTAAGTACCCAAACCTGCGGCGTTGGGTCAATGACCAAGGTAAAGAAGAACTGGTGTACGACACAAAGCGTGGCAAAGCGGTGATTCCCAACCGCATCTACGGGGGCAAAGTAATTGAGAACGTGTGTCAAGCCCTTGCGCGTATCGCCATCGGTGAGCAGATGTTAATGATCTCTAAAAAGTACCGCGTGGTCATGACGGTACATGACGCTATCGCTTGCATAGTCCCCGAACATGAAGGAGAAACGGGGCAAGAGTTTGTAGAAATGTGCATGCGTATTCGCCCCAAGTGGGCACCTGACCTTCCGCTGAACTGCGAGTCTGGCGTAGGTCGTTCTTATGGAGACTGTTGATGGACATTAACAAGATGATTGACTTTACTGAACCCTACATGGAAGTTAAAAAAGGAATGGCAAAAGTTCATGAAGCCATGCTTGAAGGGCGGTATATAGATGCAAAGCTTGCCGCCGTGAACGCACTAGCCGATATGAAACTTATGTTGAACGCAATCATTATTGAGGAAGAAACTTGCAAAAACAAAAACTTCATCCCTCGGGGATGACATGGGAACGCTGGAACTGGCCCTTTAAAACGCCAGAAGAGCGCAAGCTGGTAACGAAGTACTTCAAAGAGCAGTACCAAAACGAGAAGCGTGAGCAACTCGACAACTTTCAATCTGCACCCTTTTAGGAGCGAACAAATGAAAAGAGCAACAAGGCGTACTAAAGTCATCAATTTTATTAAAGACAACCCTGACGTTGCAGTTAAAGACGTAGCTAAAAAGTTTCGGTTGGCTGTCCCGACTATCTACAACATACGCAAGCAAGCGTTGACGGTGGCGGTAGACACCTCGGATGTGCTTACTCAAGAACAAGCTAACGCAGTTTATCAATCGACATCTAAACGCGCCAAAGCAGACTCTGTGCAATTTGGTGGAGATCACTACGTAGCACTAGGTGTTCAGCCTTGGGCTGCAATGGAAGCGTGGATGTCTCCCGAAGCGTTTGCCGGTTTCTTGCGTGGTAACGTAATTAAGTACATTGCCCGTACTGAAAAGAAAGGTGGCGTAGAAGATTTACAAAAAGCTCGCCACTACTTAGACAAACTCATAGAGCTAGTAGAAGCTCACCAGTAATAAAGGAAAGCCCATGAACCAACTTCTGATTAACGCGGTTGAACTTAACGCAATGGTGCAAGAGATTAAAGACTTGAAGTCTGAGAATCTTAGATTGAAGCGCCTTCTGGATGAGGAACGTCAGCGCGTGAAACTGTTAACAGACGAGGTGGCATGGGCTGAGAACGGCTACACCAAGAAGGGGGAAGAAAAGTGAAAGACATCGACATGGTTGAAAAGCTGAAGTTGTTTGAGGACACCATGCAAGTGGTCGATCACTTGAGGATTGCTGGTGAGAAGAACAGTGCCAAGCACCTTCACGAGTTGTGGACACTAGCCAAGCATTTAGGCGCCGAGGTTAAGAGGTTACGCAAGGAGAAACAAGCATGAAAGCTCTATTGGCTGGACTGATGTTTGTGTGCACAAGCGTTAGTGCGCAGTATCAAAGTGGCAATGATCTATATAAAGACCTCAACTCTTCAAGTGCTCAGCTTAATATGTATGCACTAGGTTATGTCATTGGTGTTGCGGATTCCATCCTAAACATTGCCGTGTGCATTCCTCCTAGTGTTACGCAGGGGCAGTTGCAAGATGTGATGAAGAACTACTTGCATGCCAATCCTCAGAACAGAGACGTGTCCGCTCATATGTTGGTCATCGCGGCCTTAGCCCAACACTGGCCCTGCGAAAATAGGAGGAAAAAGTCGTGAGCAACAAAGACACAATCATCGAGGCTTTGACGATGCAATTGAAAATTGAGCGTGAAGGAAACTTTGCCCTTGCAAAGCTTGCAAAGCGTGAATGGGTTGGATTTACGCACGAAGAACTTGCTTGGCTAAACGAGGCTTTGAATCTTGGCGGTCGGCTTGCGGTTATTGAAGCCATCGAAGCCAAACTAAAGGAGAAGAACACATGAGCGACAGATGGATAGCAAAAACTAGAGATGGGTGGTACGCAGTTGGTGAAGGTGATGTGGAGATTGCGTACTGTAAAAACAGGGGTGATGCGTTGGTGCTCAAGAAGTTAGAGAGTGGCAGTCCAAGACTACGCCGCGTAGGTGAACCCGCTACGCTAATAATGTTTGCACATGGAGCGCCAGTGCAGATATACAGGACAGGACAGCGTGGTGTTGTAGCCGGACGCACTGGTGATAACAAGATAATCATTAATGGTGAGAACGGACAGATACATAAGTTCCACCCAAGCACTCGTGCCATTCCATTAGACGAAGCGGTGACACTATGACTAAAGAAGAAATTTTAATAATTGCTGACGCTGCTGGTATCTGTAAGAAAAACTCTACGTACGGGTGTTCTTGGAATGACCTGCGTAGGTTTGCACAAATGGTAAAAGAGCGAGACATGGTTAAGTTAACCGATAAAGAAGTCCATCAGATCCTTGACGATAACCTAGAAGGTGGGAGTCTAGTCGATATATGCCGAGCAGTAGAGGCCGCAGTTATAAGGAGAAACACATGAACGTATTCAAACTGATCGAGGACCATGGACTGACCCTGCATGGTGACATCGAACACTTTGCCGAGTTGGTTCGGGCAGAGGAGCGTGAGGCGTGTGCGAAGTTGCTTGAGAATGGTAGGTTTTTGCATGATGAAGCACCAGCCAAAATACTAGCCAAAGAAGCCGCCAAAGCAATCCGAAAAAGGGGTGAGAGATGACTGACAAACTCCAAAAAATGCTTATGGATTCGTACGACGCGGGGGTGGCTGATGCACGAGAGGCGGCAATAGAAGCGCTTGAAGTCGTAGTTAAAAAGGCTGTTGAGGAAGAGCGAGAAGCCTGCGCTGAGATTTGCGATGGGATTTCAGAGTATTACGAAACCAGAACTGATTTGAACCAAACGCAGAAACAAGTTGGGCAGTTAGCGGCTGAAGTATGCGGCGTGAGAATAAGGGAAAGGGGTGAGACATGAAAACCAAAATCGAAACCCTTGGACGGTGGGGTGCTGAGGCTTGCCTTCACTCTGCCCTTGAAGAAGTCAGCCACCTCGATGCCGTGATTGTAGTAACGATGCGAGGTGATGGCCCTCCGAAGTGGTGGACTGCCAATGTCAAAACATCTACTGCGCTACTAATGGTTGAGTGCGTTAAACAAAAAGTAATGGACGACATGAAGGAGGGAAGACAATGAGCAATCCATACCAAGAGTATCAAGCCAACACAATTTATACGAGGGAGAATGACATGGGCTACAGCACACAAACACGACTCGGAGCGCATAT